GTGTTCAACGTGTTGGATCTTATACATTTTTTGATTGAGTGGCATCCAAATCATTTCACCTTCAAGTGGACGTTTTCGCGTATCTTGTTCGCGTGTAACGTATTGCTCAAAAGTACGAATAGCAACAGTGAATGTAATTGAGTCACGAATTTGTAAACCAAACTTAGATAAAAAGTCACCTTCGCCTTCAAATCCATCAACGTTTTTAATGTATACTTCAAAATCATAATACTTATCAAACGTTGGCAAATCATCTTCGTTTAGAATTCTGTCAATGTTTTCGTGTAATCTTGTAATGAATTTGACGTCTATGCCATATATCTTAATTGACTCGATAACTAAATCGTCAATTAAGTTTTGTTCATATACGTTATCGTGGTTTCTAAAAAATGCGTTCGTTGCCATAACTTATCCAATAAAATTGTAGGTAAGAGGTTGAAGTGATCGTATTGCGTCTTCTTCTATTCTTTCTCTGTCAGCCCTTGCCTCTGATAATATCTGCTCTCCGTTAAACTGTACTCCACCAACCAAAGTCATCTGATTAAATTTAGTAAGGTTCATGCCCCATTGTTCTCTAACTAAAACTGCAGCATAATTTTGCAGCCATCTGTCTGTCCATAATTCAGCATATGCATCTTCATCTAAAATATCGTATGCTTCAATAATAATGTAGTTTCCAACGACCCATTGCTTAGTGTCAGTGTCGATATGTAATTTGTTAACATACTTATTATAACGTATCATTGGTTTACCAACAAGTAATTCTTGCATAAACTCAATATGTTGCATTGTCATGTAATAAGTCTGCATAGAATAACTAGTCATATCTTGTATGTTATTTAAAACGAATTGATAATTAACATTAAACATACCAGTACCTGTGGAAATATTAGTATCAAAACCAAATATTTTTGAAATACCTAACAGACCTTTTGGCAGAGGAACGTATCCGTTATCTTTATCGGCTTGAGTAATTTCATGCTTAAGATAAACTAATTGACTACCATTATAATGATAATCTCTCCAAAAAGAAATAGCTTCATCTACACGATCGTCAACTTGTTCATCAGCGACGTTAATCTGAATTACCGGCGCACCGATCTTTCTTAAAATAAAATCTTTAAAATCTTCTCTGGAATGAGGCAGTGCCATATCTTATCCTAACTCTTCTCTAATGATTATTTTGATGTATCCTGAGTTAGGAAACGTTTCAATTTGACCATTAGTATATGTTACTTGAAATTCAGCATTATGAATTCCTGTGTTTGATGTATCGCCTGTTTGCCAAGGATAAGATACTATACCCTTCGTAGCATTAATAATGGATGCAGTACCCAAATTAACTAAGCTTGAGCCTTCTTCTGTTGACATATTAAACTTTATTTGCGAAGCAAGGATCAATGATTTTGCTCGACCAGTTGAGTCTGTTAAAACGGCTTCAATGGACGGAGCAGTGTCGTTTTGCTTTATGTAAAAATTCGCCGCCATGTGTTTATCTCCAAGGTTTATCTTTTATTTATTAAAATAAATTAGTTTCTAACTTCAGCATAAGTTAAACCAATATTTTTTAGTTTTATATCGTTCGGTTCTGATGCTCTGCGTATGAGAACATTATTTTCTTTAGTATTTGCTAGTTCTATTGAGTTAAAACCAGATCGTGCTCTATTTGTAAGCGTATAGTTAATTACTTTTGAATTAAGTGCAAACCCAAAAGCTCCAGTAGTTTGACCCAACGAGAACTGAGCCATGGTACCAGATATTGTAATCGGAAATGTTATATCCGCAGTACCAGCAATTATTGAAAAACCACTCGAGGACGAGGTAAAGTTGATTTCATTATTACCAGAATATAAGTAACTCTGAATACCAAACTCAATTCGAGCAGGCTCTGTTAATGTAAAGCCAATGTTACCGCTAAATTCACCATATACCGTCGGCGTTACAATACCAGCCTGAACATCAAATGTTAATGTTTGATTTAATTCAGCAAGTACCGGTACAAAAACATCAGAACTAAATGTATAGTCAAATGTACTAGAAGCCTCTCCAGCGATAGTTGAAAAACCACCTCCAAAGAAGCTGAGATCTAATGTTGATGTAAATACGCCATTTGCGGACATTTATTTAGTCCTTATGCGCCACCGGCTGTAATTGAAAATGTTGTTATAGTAATCTGCTGACCAATAGCAATGTTAGTGTTATCTAACTGCATATCGCCACCAGAGCCTGATGCTGATATTGTACCTTGCATATGACATACTGTTCCATCACTTTGATGTATTCTAAAATAACCCGCTGTACCTGATGCATCAGCAGATAAGTCTTGCCAATTACCAGATAACTGAATTACACCACCTGATGGTACTGCTAACCATTCGGTAGGCAATATCATAGTTGCAACAATGTTACCAGTGTTTGCTGATTGACATTCCGTAGGTGCCGCGCCTGTTGCGATAGTTAAGATAGGGTTTGCGCCGACTGTTGTCTCTAATGACTGAAGTGTACCATTACGAGCTCCCGGCGATAACTGAAAAGCCATCTTTTTCTCCTTTGTTTAATATTATTTTTGTATATTTATAAAAAAAGAGTTGACATATGTTTCCAGTGTGATATAATAGATTTATCTACTACAAAATAATAATGTTATCTTCTTTCAATATCTTCTTCTGATAAGGTATTTCCCATCCAAACTTCAATGACTTTAACTGGTCTGTCTCCAACATTCGTTGCATGGTGCCAACATTTAACTGGAATATCAATACTGTCACCGGTTTTATATACCTTAGATGTAGAGTAACCATTATTAAACTCCAAATCCATTTTTAATTCACCATCAACGATATGCCAATGTTCAGAACGAACGAAGTGACGTTGGTCCGATAAAGATTTACCAATATCCACTGATAATTCTTTTACTTTCCAATGACCGTTTTGATCTAATTCTCTGTATTTACCCCATAGTCTTTGTGTTGTTGGCTTATCCCATTCCTTTAAGATCCATGAAGAACTATTCTTTTTATCTTCACCACCGACGCCAAACACAAATGATATATTACATTCATCGCGTAATTCTTTAGCGAACTCAACCTCTGGTGTTGTTCCTTTTTTACGATCACCACCATTAGCGAATAGAATTTCTGATCCTCTAGGAGCTTGTTTGGCTACATAACGAATAGCATCACAGGCCGTATCATCTGAATCATCAAAAGTAAATACATGACCTACGCAACCAATTTCTTTAATAATAGACATACGTTCTTCAGCAGACATAAATGGTTTACCTTTTTTCCGAGTTAGCCATTCATCACTATTAACGCCAACAAATAGAATAGAACCCATTTCCTTAGCCGCTTTAAAATATTCAATATGCCCTGAGTGCAAAGGGTCGAATCCCCCGGTTACGATTACTGGTTTCATCTTCTCTCCTTCATCATATAATCCCAAGCAAAGTTGGTCTCTTTATTACTGCGCATGTCTGGTCTAATAAATCCAGGATGTACCCACCAATCTTCATACGCATTAGTTTCGTCAATAGCAACGTTCGGTACCAATAATTTATATCCAATTTCTTGTAGTATTTTTCTGGTCTTATCTTTAAGATCTGATCCCCACCGACACTCGTTATGTTGGATTTGAATTACCGAAAATTCATATTCATTAAAAGGCATATTCTCTAATGATACTAATGACGCGTTATCTGCATTAATACGTAAAAAATCTACTTGGTTTTCAATACAGTTTTGTTTAAATAAATCTTTAAAGCTAACTTGACCTGCATCAGCGAGTACTGCAGTCGTATTTCGTTTCCTACTAAAGATAGCACACATTCTTTCAGAAATATCAACTGATAAACCTTTCCAACCAAAGTCTTTCTCTAACAAATATGTATTATTAAATAGAGTTGGGTGGCCTGATCCTATTTCAATAAAGGTACCATTTCTTTTACCATTTAAAGTTGATAAAACAAACATATCTTGGAAGTGACGAGAATAATTCTTTACTATTTCATCTGAACCATCAAACTTATATCTGTATTTATGACTTTCATCTTCAGTATATGGTAGCGTACTAGGATATCCTACTTGACTAATCCACCAATCTACGCTTTCACGCATTTCTCTATTCATATCTAATTTGCGTTTATGTTTTAAGTCAAAGAATAGATTTTTAGAGTCATCTCTACCATCTGATTTCCATTTAGATATAGCAAAGCAATAATCTAAACCAACTGGCCCAGGATAATTTAATTCAGCGTTTGGTTCAATGTCTTCGCAATCCATACCCATCTTGGCATACATAGCACCATCTCTAAAATTACTTTGGTCTATTGAATATCGAGCAGCCCAATAATACGCTTCTTGTCTTTTAGGTAAAACTGATATGGCGCTTTTAATCAAACCATTAACCGTTTGATTTCTGGCTTCTGATCTGGCGAATAACGCCGAACCGAGTACCATACATTTATATTGAAGTTCTTTTTCTTCGTATGTTTCACCTTCACAGAAATCTGCGGCACGTAAATACCAGCCAAAGGCTGCTGCACCTTGTTTTAGTTTATCGTATTCTTTTGCCAACTCAAACATTTTAAAAGGATTATCGTAATCCATAATAACATTGTGTAGTACTTGTTTATTTTTAAATATCATATTTCACCTAGTTGTAAAAAGTTAGCAAACACTGTTTTGGGTAGCTTCAATATATAAGAAGCGTTATCCTGCCATCCATAGGATATTAGAATATCGTCACCCACCATAGTAACTCCCGTAACAAACTCAATATTATAATCCTGACCTTTTACGTGGTCGTAATACGTTCCCATAAAATGGAATTCCCTAGACTTATGAACAATGTTCCAATCATTATCCCAGATGATTACTCGATGCGCATAGTTACCATCTTTTCTACCAAAAGGATCTCTTAATAGATTTGTCTCGTGGATAAATGCCATACGCTGGTTATCATTAATCCTAATAACCTGTGAACCACCTCTAAAGTCTTTATTAGCTTCTATGTATTTTTCTTTATCGTATATTGCATCTTCAGTTGTTTGTGTTTCAATATCGTATTTAATAACCTGTGTTGGATTAGTCCATTTAATAAAATGGTATGGCATATCAAGGATCGGCATCCAATTCTTTTCGCAATATGATTTATCGCCATTTGGAGAAGGAATAGGATTACGAGAAACCTCTGTCCATTCACCATCAATAAATTCAATCTCTGCCATTTCCATACGACCACGGCCTTTATCATCATAACAATCTCTACGTACACCACATAGAAACATTCTATCTTCCCAATTAAATAATCGACAATCCTCTAAACCGATAAAGTTCCATGTTGGCTTACCTGTATCTAAAGCCATATTAACACGCTGTGCATTGACCATATTTAAATTACTGTCAAGTTCGCACATAACATTATGTGTTGTAAGTGTTACATCATTTTCTGGATGTATGTACACCAAAGGACCCCACTGATGAGGAAACTTTTTACCTTCACTGTGATATAGATAATAGTTAACGTGTCTTACGTTGATAAAGAGTTTATCTTTGTGTTTAAAAATCGAGGGGTTCATAATCCCTGTTTCATTACCAAGAACTTCTTTTGGTATAATTACAGGATGGATTGAACCACCTCGTTTTAAAGCATATGTGGCTAAACCACCCATGTGCAAATCGTGCATACTAACTCCATAATATAAAGTATTTAATAGATTACCAGTTAGGGGTAATCATAGTCATTGTATTTTGTTCAACCTTTGAGGCGAGAATTGTATTTATCGTAGCAATTTTGTCAGCGCCTAACGCTTCTTCAACCCACTCTATAACGTTGGCTTTATTAACGTCATCTAATGCGACATAATCTGCAGCCGATGTTGTAGAAAGGTCAAGCTTTGTTGTTGAAACGTAACTTGCTTTTTTGTTCGCGTCATTGGTCGCTATTTTTTTCCATTTAACAGAAATAATGGCATCGGCAAGAACTTCGCCAGCGTCATTAGTTTGGTCTAATGTTCCAAGCTTTAGTATTTCCCAAGTGTAAGTCATGCTCATACTCTTACTCTACTGGTGCTTCAGGTTCTACACCCCAAGGCAATTCAGGACCAGAAATTTCTGTTCTGTTATCTGCATCAATTACCTTTTGAATTTCTCCGTCAATATGAGCTTTATATTGTGCGTCAGCATTGATAACGGCAGCAATCCATGCTGTAACATGAGCTTCTTCTAATTCTTCAAAAGCCGTGAAAGAACCAGCTGGTACATTCTCTGCTGAGAATGGAGTAGCGCCAGAGAAAGTTCCAACTTGCCCTGCTTCATTTGTACCTTGAATTTCCCAGTAAGTTTGAACTACTGCGTTTGTTAAAGTTTCGCCGGCCGAGTTTACCTGATCTTGTACCTTCAGGTTACGGACAGTATAAGTATATGTAAATGACATTATTGTCTCCATTTATTATTAGTGTTTGATTAATCTTACACTTGTTTAAAATCTATTTCTATTTATAATTAACCGCCGCGGTACAAATATAAATCAACTGGTACACATATTCTAAGACTAGAATAGTAGGGATTAACATGGTGATATGTAAAGCTTGGGAATATCATATAATCCCCAGTTCTTGGCGTGATTGCTTTTTTATCAAATACATTATTCCACCAATCATCATAACCGCGATTAGCGTTTGTTCTTGGATCTGAGAAAACAATATCACCGCCAGAGTTTTGGTCCTCGGCTAATATATAAAACACACCAGACAAATGAGCGCCTGAGTGATTATGTATAGTCATATTATAATCTTTTCCATGACCAGTAATCCACGCTTTCATTTCATGCGCTTTATAATCTTGGATATGTTTTCCGATACTTGCATAGAGATAGCGATCAAATGAGCTATACACCATGTCTTTAAATTTATTCATTTCAGGTGAATTATCTTTGAATATATTTCCACCGTTTACTTCACCTTCCATGTTATTTAAATCATAGTTAGCAAAGATGTATTCTATCAATCCATCAGTATCAAATTTACCTGAACCAATCTTTGTTGGCCACATTTC